TCTACCTAGAAATGAAACCCTCGTTGTTGTCCAAGCTGCATACGTTGACTGGGAAAGTTCTCGGGTGTTGGTGCTATCCAGAAGAATGTCATGCTCAGGTATTACAGGAGTACTTGTTAACTCATGGAAATTGACAATGTAATTATTTTGGGACGTGCAGTTCCAGAGCAAACCAAAGACGGAAGAATCACTGTTTGTGCGGCTGGATGGTGTGAACAGCATGGATTTATTCGACTGTATCCGACCAGGGTAGATTCGCCACTAAAGTTGTGGAGTGTTATCAGTGTAGATGTTGAAAGAAATCCTCGTGATAGTCGGGGCGAAAGTTGGAAGTTATTAGATTCACGTCACGGATGGGAAAAAATCAACAACCATATCAGTGTGAAAGGGGAGGTAAATCAAAAAAAACGATTGAAATTGCTGGAGAGCATCAAATCGAATTGTGTAAATTGTATCAATCAAAAAAAGAGTAGCTTGGGAATTATCAGGCCGATCATAAAACATTGGTACTTGGCAACAAACTCGATGCATTTCAAAGCATATCAACCATTGTTTTCGATGATGGAACACTCCAGCATTCGGACCAAGCGAAACTATTTTGCAGAGCCAAGATTACGCTATTTGTGTGGAAATTCATGTAGTGTCAAACAGTTTCATGACATGCAATTATTAGATTGGGGATGCTATGAATGGATGAAAAAAAATCCTCAACAACCCGAGGGAATCTGGAGAAACATGGGCATCGGGTCTGAAGATGAATGGACTCATTATTTTTTAGTTGGAAATCAGGAGAATCAAAGAACCAGCTATATGGTAATCAACGTGTTGCGTCAAAAAAATCAAGAAATTCAACCATCGTTATTTTCTGTCTGATTTTTAAAGCATGCATTTGGCAAGTCGTTTGACCTCCAGACGTTGGGGCCGGATGAAACCCGTCGATGGATCAGCGGTAGCATCCGACCCCGTCGTGTGTAGGGCAAATCAATCACCACAGGAGGTGGCAATGTTTTTCTGGATTCTCGTAGTGCTCTCAACAATCTGCGCTCTCGTCGGGCTGTCCAGCTTGACCGAGGCGACGTTAGGCGTCGGGCTGGTGGCGATGGGCTGCTGGCTCGGCATCATGTCTCGCATCCGGCTGGTGCGCACCGAGCCCAAGGCCCAGGCGGCGGACGAGCTGTATCGGATAGCGCAGCGGTCAAGCGTGTTAAGCCGATGACAGATCACGTTCAACCCAACTGGTCCGGTGCCCCGGACTGGGCGCAATGGTGGGCAGCAGACAGCGACGGATACGGCTTCTGGTATCGCGGCGAACCAACGTTTGACTACGACGGCGACAACACATATGGTATCGCCGGGGTGTGGCTCCCCCCGCAGTCGACTGGAGACTCAGACATCCGGTACGATCAACCGCCAGAACCCAGCCAGGATATGCAATTCGATGCGACCTGGCCGCCGGAAGGATTTGATGACTGGGTTATCGAATGGGACAAAACCTTGAGGAGCAGACCATGACAAACGTACAGCCCGACTGGTCCGGTGCCCCGGACTGGGCAAATTTTTGGGCAGCAGACAGCGACGGATATGCGTACTGGTATCGGGACGAGCCAACGTACAATGCCAAATACGGCGGATGGCTTCGTACGTTGGGCGAAGAACCGGATGTCAGTTTTGATCTCTGCTGGCCGCCAGAAGGATTTGACAACCGGGACATCGACTGGGCCAGCACCCTGAGGAGCAGACCATGACAAACGTACAGCCAGACTGGTCCAAGGCCCCAGAATGGGCGAAATTCTGGGCGATGGACAGCGACGGTGGGGCGTACTGGTACGAGGTTGAGCCCCAGTACGACACCGAATATGCGTGCTGGTCAATCAGCACTGAATTTATGGGACAACGGCAAGGCCCAGCTCCAGACCCTGACTGGTCCCAGACCCTGAGGAGCCGACCATGACAACTCCCATCACATTGACTGCTGACAGGCGAGCCCTCTGCGTGAGGGCCGCCTACAAACATCGCCACATCATGCTCGATCTGCCCAAGCACCTGCGCCGAGGCGTCCACGACGAGACCGGGTTTTGGTGGCGCGTGCCATTGACCGGATACGACGTTGTGGCGTTTGCGTTGCCAGATGCCAGCGTCGACTACGACGTGCTCGCTGCGCTGGACAACGTCAACACGCGCGTAGAGGTGGCTCGGGCGCACAAAGCCACCCAGCCGCTCCGTCGCAAGGACAGCCAGGATGTCCTGCTGGTGACAGCCATGCCGACGGACAATGTCGACAAGATGCTGGCATTTGGCAAGTTTGCCGCCAAGCATGCGGCTGACTGGCAGGCAGCTGAGCGCAAGCGGGGGCGACGATGACACGGGACACCATCGCCCCGCCGGAAGACCATGAGCAAATTACCCTGTTCGCTTGGATCGACCTGCACGTCAATCGGTTCCCCGAGTTGAGGCTGGCATTTCACGTTCCGAACGGGGGGCACCGCAACCCGCATGTTGGGGCCCATATGAAACGGATGGGTGTCCGGGCCGGGGTGCCGGACATTTTGATTCCGGTCGCCAGGGGAAAAAGCACCGGGCTGGCAATTGAGCTTAAGCGGGAGATAGGCGGCCGTGTGTCTCCTGAGCAGCGCGAGTGGTTGACAGCGCTCGCCGGCCAGGGATGGACGACCACGGTCTGTCACGGTGCAGACGAGGCTATCCGGGTGATATCAACGTACATGCAAATGGAGGAGCCATGAGCGCTATCGAGCGATACAACGACATCGACACGGCGGCGGCCAAGATCGTCGAGCTCCTCCGCAAAAACGCCATACTGGACGAGGTGCAGCAGACCCAGACGCTGCTCTGCATGATCCGCAGCGGCATAATTCCGATCGAGTTCAAGCAGACCTTGCTCTGCTACATGGATCTGGCCCACTACGATCGCAACGACATCAGCGCCATCGGACGTGCGGCGTACATGCTGCACATGGCCCCGCCGCCCCCAGTTGTGGTCGTGCCAATCAAACGCAAAACCAAAACAGCCGGGAGGACCAGTTGATCACAGCGACATTTGCTACTCAGCCAAACGACCTGTGCGGCAGCAGCGCTGCTTGCCTACGGTCAGATATCGTGCGGGCTCTCATGACGCCTCAAGAGGCGATCGTGGAATTCGCCGGTCGCACATGCTACCGTAGTGTCGACAAGATGGGGCATGCACCAAAGTTCCTGCACGCCCGAATGGCCGAAGGGCACCAGGATATTTTTGAGCACGTCTGGATTACAGCCGTGTTGATTGACGACGACGATTCGGTCAACCTGATCGAATCGCACCGATATGCTTGGGTCACTCGCACCGAGAATGGGCAGTGGTGCTACGTTTCGGCCAACATGCGTGTGTGGCTGGAGCTGGCCCGGACAATTCTGGTCGCCCGCAGTGTGGTGGCTAGGTATCTGCCGGGCATGTTCGTGGGGCACCAATCCGAACTCCCTGCGCCCTCTGCACGGGTGGAGATGCCAGAGCGCATCGTGTCTGGCAGGGCGACGGTCAATCTGATCGGCATTCACCACCCCCAGATTCAGGTCGGGGCGGATGTGGAGCTGCACTGGGCGGCGACGTTTCTGCTGGACGGGGTCAGCCGGGCACTGACCCACCAGCTGGTACGGCACAGGCTGTTGTCATTCAGCCAAGAATCTCAGCGATACGTGTCGCTGGACAAGGGCGGCTGGTACCCGATCGTGCCATCGGCCATTGCCAGCAAAACGCAAGCCCGGCAAATCGTCGACGAGACATGGCGGGCAATCGAGCGAGGGTACGAGCAGCTGCGTGAGCTCGGCATACGCAAGGAGGACGCCCGTTATCTGCTGCCGAACGCAACCAGCACCACCATCATGGTCAGCGGCTCGATTGCCGCATGGCGAGATGTGTTCGGGCAGCGCTGCGCCCCGGATGCGCAGTGGGAGATTCGGGACGTGGCAAACGCGATGAAGAGCATGCTGATTGACTTGGGGGTGTACAATGACTAACCAGACTCTAAAATCGACAATTGATATGCTGGCATCTATCTATGGCGGCTCTCAGATCAAAAGCAGCCGGTCAAAGCTTGACCTGTTTGCTGACAGGATTCAGCAGGCAGGAACCGAGCCGACACTTCTGGGGTTTGCGGAAAAATTGCAGGGGCTGATGGACACGTCGCCATCGTACATTTATGCTGCAACCATTGCAGCGTACATCAAGGCTTGTGGCGAGCCAGATGCACCGAGCGTGTACGCTTGGATCCGTAAGTATTCAAAAGTTGCGGCCATGATTGCAAACATTCGGGCCGTAGAGAATCGCGACGAGATTGTTTCCGGGATTGAAATTGACACTGTTTCTACTAATTCTGGAACGGCTCAACCGCGACGGCCGTTTGAAATCGGCATGAACGTCCAGTGTTTGACTCCACTGGCGCACGGAAGCGACATGAAAGCTGGCAACGCAACGTTGTTCCGCCGAATGAATGTGCTCAGCACGACTGGTGTTGTGTTGTCCCTGCCGTTTTACGCTGGCAACGCCATCCGTGGAATCCTGAGGGATACGCTGGCAGACCATCTGCTTCACTCGCTTGGACTGACTCCTAGCCGTAGTGCTCCACCAGTCAGCCAGTGGTTTTTCCATGTCCTATATGCCGGGGGAGCGCTGGCTGAAAATGCAGAATCGACCAAGGCCTTAGCTGCCAGGTTTGGCAAGGCGGCTGGAGCCATCCGCACGGACGGACTGCGTGAGTTTCGCAATTTGCTTCCATCCGTTTCGCTGTTGGGGACGGCTCTTGGCAATCGAGTTATCGGCGGTAGGATCCAGTTGGGCGATTTGCGTCCCCGCTGTAAGGAGTGGGGCAATGGTACGGTGGACGCCGCCAGTCTGTTTGAGTGGACTTATTTGACCCGCCGGGAAGACCTCGAATCGTACGACGAGCATAGCGGCATGATTGCCACCACAGAAACGCTGCGGGCAGGAACGTTGCTCGAAGGCGGCATCGATGTGGACAGTCATTGCCAACCACTGGAGCTGTCTGCTCTGGCCAGAGGATTATTGCTGATTCAGCAGAGGGGGCGGCTGGGTGCTGAGAACCGACGTGACATGGGTGGCGTCCAGATTGATTACGAGAGATTGCCATCCCCCGACATGTACGATGATTTTGTGGCATCCAAGCAGGGCGATATTGTCCAGTACCTGACAGACATAGGAGCGATCAATGCATCCGGCAAATCTGATAGCGTCGGCGCTGAGGAAGACTGAATCATGGTCCCCACCGGTCGAGCCGTCGACGAATGTTTGTTGCTTGACTGGTGTCGAGACGGATTGCATCCCACGCAAACTTATTCTGGGCTCGTCCTTTACGACGCAAACCGTTTTGGCTGCCCCGCTGTCTGACTATATCGGCGTTGATGCAGCCATTGCACTTGGCCACAAGTGGGAGCGCATGGCATGTTGGTGGACAGATGGTCAAGAGTTCCGCGTAATCAAGCGCAAGGAAGTTCGTGATTTGGTCCTTCACGGATCGCCATCGACACCGTGGTCTGGATGGATAACAACCAGCTACAAAAAGCATGGCTGTCTGTTGGCAGTTGTCAATAACGGCAAGCACGGACAGTGGGCATTTGATGAGTATCGTGTTGACTGTACAGACAACAGTATCGTGCAGGACTGGTGGCAAGTCATGACCAAAGCGCAGCTGGATGGAGTTTGGCGGACGATACAGGAGACGCTTGATTGCCCACCCAATGTCATCGACAAAATAGGCGCTTCCACGTGGATGCAGTTTTTGGACTGGGCAATGCCAAAGCAACAATCGTCATTGTACCGATTATTGTGCTATTTGCTGCCGAGCCAAGAGGAGCTCAAAAATGCAACCGCGACAACCTGATGTTCTGCGTTGGAAACTTCGTGCCAGATTGCCAGAATACAAGCGGCATCTCGATGCATCAATCCAGACAATTCATCGGGCGCAACAGGTTGCCGAATTTGTGTTGTCATGGAGTGCAGGAAAAGATTCAACTGTCATGGTTCATTTGGTGCGCAGCCTGTATCCTGACGTGCCGATCATGATCCAGTTTGACGATTGTGATTGGCCAGAGACCAGGCCGTATTCAGTGCGGGTAGCCTCGGCGCAAGGTTGGGACCACCATGTTGTCGAGCCCGATTTTAGTGTTTGGGAGAGGATGGCGGCGGGCAGAATCGGCGAAGAGGCATTTTGTTCGCAAGCGCACAGTCTCACACAAGATAGCTTTCTGAAGCCGCTGGCCAAAAAACAGGCAGAGCTGGGGTGCAACGGCGTTTACATGGGGCTCAGGGCCAATGAATCCAAAGCGAGAAATCTTCATTTGATGAGGAGGGGAGAGCTCTATCAGATCGAAGATGGAGAGTGGCGCTGCTGTCCGTTGGCAAAATGGACTTCTGAAGACGTGTTCGCTTATATGATTCAGCACGATATCGAGATCAACCCATGTTACCTTCACAACAAATTCTTGCCGCCAGACGACATTAGATTATCATGGGCCGTACCTACCCCAACAAGCATGTCTCATGGAGACCTGGAGCATTATCGCCATTACTATCCTGCTCAATTTCAAAAATTGAGAGACTTAGGAGTGAGATAATGTTGCGTCCACTAAAAATCACGTTTGACCTGGACGGCTCTGGAATCTACTACGATCCCAACGAGCCCATCATGATTGACGGATTGCTTCAGTACGCCCTTGCTCCGTATCACACTACCGGCGATCCACCGACTCGGGATGAGGAGCCGGATGAAATTCCATTACCATTGGGGCGATGGCAAATTGATGGAGTTTGGGGCTGGCATGCCAGCGCCTTATTCCCCCAGGAAAAACAGTTCGAAGGTATGCAGTTCTGGCGGAAAAAGTTTCGGCAGAACCGGGCAGAGCTGATACCCGGAACGGTCAACATACAGAGCGGGATCTATAGGGATTACAACATGCCCTTACCGTTACTGTTGACAAGTCAAATGACGGGCTGGGCACTGGGAGATAGGAAGCGTGTTCACCAGGCTCTGCGCCGACACGTCAAATATCTCGGCAAGAAAAGAGCGTACGGGAAGGGAGTAGTGCAAAACATTACGGTTGAATGGTGCGATGAAGATTACAGCCTGACCAAGGATGGTATAGCCACCAGATTTTTGCCGCAATTGAACTCAACCAGAATTTTTCGGCCACGACCGCCATATTGGAATCGATGGGGTGCTATTGCATGTTGCGAAATAGGAGAAATGTATGACCAGCATGGATGATGTGTTCGCCGCAATCCGGGAAGAGCGCCTGTATCAGGACCGCAAGTACGGGCCACCAGAAAAGCGGGGCCTTGGCCTTGGCGATTACGTGATTATCGCCGAGGCTGAGTTGGCTGAGGTGCGCTGGGACATCGCCCACAACGACCCCGAACACGCACGCATAGAGATTTCTCAGGTTGTCGCTGTGCTTGTCGCTGCGCTTCAACTTCATGGGGTCCAGCGCCGACGATGACATCCCAAAACCGCCGCATTATCAAATGCACGGTTTGCCAGCAGGACCGGCCGATCTCCTGCAAAGGCATGTGCGTCCGATGCTACAACCAGTATGCTCGTCAAAGACGGGGAGCTTGCTCGGATTGTGGTGCCACACGGACATTGGACGATAATGGACGTTGTCGACCGTGCCAGCTGAAGAGCAACCAGAGATCGTGTGAGGCCTGCGGGCGGGTGGGCGTCAAAATGCATACTCAGCGGCGGTGTGAGATGTGCTACAACCGAGACTGGCGAAATCGTCGGGAGCCCACTCCGTGTGGCAATTGTGGAGAGTTGACCCACAATGGGAGCAGGTGCTCTCGCTGTCGAATGTATCTCAGGGACAACGGGCACGAACGCCCTGTTGACCCTGAGATACGCAAGGAACTCAGGAGAATCCGTAGCAGCATCTCACGTAAAAAAGTTGTGGCGGCCAGGGGGTTTGTGTCGTGTCGCCACTGCAGGGAGAATCGAGCTGTTGCCAACGGATTGTGCAACACGTGCTACAACTACAAGTTCAGGACTGGCAAAGCCAGGCCCAAACACCTGATCTACCAGAGGTGCAATAACTGCGAATGTCCTATCGGATCGTCCAGCCGGAGCGGTTTATGCCGACGATGCTATTTGTACAATAACGTTTTCAACAAGCCCAGGCCGGAGCGTGTCTGGAAAACTGTCAACCCGTGGCTCGGCTGGTGCGAGTGCAGTACACGGACCAATCCGGTTCCAGCCACCCACACGATCAAATTCGAGGTCGGCTCTTCCGGGTCGCAAAACCGGCGCTACGAATCGCTGCACCTGTGCGAGCGGTGCCATGTCGAATATGTGCGAATTGAAAAGCAAGGCATTCATTTCGAAATGGCCCCAACATCCTCGATACGGAGAGCAAAATGAAAACACGATCTACCAAACGGCACGGTATCAGACCAGAGATGGCGTGTCTGCCCTGCCCTACTGTGCTGTCCGGCAAACAACGCATCTGTGTTGCGCCGGGTGAGATGACTTGTCGGGTCTGCGGGTCGACGTTTTGGGAAAACGAGCGCTGTCCCCGTTGCATCCACACGCAGACCGATGCGGTGCCGACCACCAGCTACCTACGGCCAAACGATATAATGCCAGCCTCGTTGTGCTGGTAGGCGATGCCAAAAAAGCGCATCCGCCATCACCGGGACACCATCACGACCGAGCGCGTGGCGATTGTCGTGATGGCACTGGTACGGCATCCGGGCCGGGTCTACACGACCGCTGAGATTGCCGAGCTGGCACAGATGACGCATGGTGGTGCATGGATGATGATGACCAAGGTCAGCAGAGTTGTGCCCATCGGGCAGACGGCAACAGGATGGGTGCTGATTGACTGAGACAATCGACAGACTGTTGATGGCAATGCACTACAATTGCTGTAGTGCATTTTCTTTTGCCTGTACCTAGGAGGGTTCTGTGCTCGAATCGTTTGCCCCGGTTGATGCGTTAGTTGTCGGTACAATCCTGCTGGCTTTGGCTCTGGCTACGTGGAAGTTTTGGCTGGACCGCCCCAAGAATATCCAAGATGTGGCCGCGACCATTATCGATGCTGCCGAGATGGCCGATGTGCTGGTCAGTGCTGCGGAACAGTTGTGGATGTCTGGCCGGCTGCCCAAAACCGAGCGGTTCAACTACGTAATGGAACAGTTGCGCCATCAGTTCCCGACGGTCGACATCGACCAGCTGGAAGCGACTGTTGAATCTGCTGTATACTGGCTCAAGCTGGCTGGACGGCGATAGTCGTCATGGCAGATTTGATTTATGTCGCTCAGTTCCAGCACGGTAAGTACGGCGTCGTGGGTGTAACGGCCACAGTCAACGTCGACCGTATCACTCTGGCTACAGGGAGCCGGACGGCGCTGGTGACAGGAGCTGCCGCAACAGAGGCCCGCAACGGGGTGTACTACTACCGGCTGGCCGGCGCCGACCCCATCCTGTACGATTACATCGTCATATTTTTGGGCACCGGAGTCAACGTCGACCAGCACGAGATTGTGGGTACGCTCCAGCCTGACCCTGCGGCGAGGATCACCAACAATTTGCTGACGGCTGCGGTCCCGGCTGCGTACACGTCCGGCTCGGTGGGCGTTGCGCTTGGACGCATCGGCACAGCCCAAGTTACGGTGACATCCCCGGTCACGGAAGATGGCGAGATCGTGCTCATCTACGGGGACGATTATCGCACTGTCGACGGGCGAGCGCTGACATTTGTCGGCACCAACTGGCCGACGTTGACGGGTGGGAGCGTGTCGTTGCGTATGCAGGCGGAGAGCGTGGTTACGATTTCCGGCACGGTCACGGCCGCTGCATCGTGTCGGGTGGAAGTGACATCGGCGCAAACAATCTCTATCGGGCGCGGGGTCTGGTCGTATGACCTGGAAGCGACGCTGACCTCCGGCTACACGGCCACATTACAGCAGGGCACAATCACGGTCAGGAGGGATGTCAGGTGACCCGGGACGAGATGCTGGTAGAGACAATCGAACGGCTCGATGCTGCCGTCAGAAAGTTGGAGACAATCATCGGTGGCGATCCAGACCTTGGGTATCGAGGGCTCAGCCAGCGTGTCGAACGGATAGAGGGCGAGATGAAACGGCTCAACAGCCAGCGCTCGTCTATTGTCCAGTGGACAATCGGCTATACCATGCTCGGCATGTTTGTTGCCGTACTGGCAACGGGCGACCTGGCCGAAATGATGATTGCCGGGACGGCCATCGGTTTGTTCGTCGGCGCTGGAATTTTTCTGGCGTCGGGTCTGGGGCTGCTCAAATGGCCATGACCTGGTCGCTCAACAAACTGGTCCAGCTCTACCGACGGATTGATGTGGCTGTCGAAGAGTACGAGGCTCATTGCCATCTCGCTGCGTCTGTGGTTGCGCCGAGGGATACCCTGTGGCAAGCCGAAGCAGCTTGGGCAGCAGAGGCTCGTCTGCGGATGAGAGCCCGGGCAACTGACTGGATCGAATATGCCACCAACAGAGATGTCGAATCGCTCAGGGGCCATATCGAAACGGACAATGCATGAAATCCCAGACGCAACGTGTCAAAGCACACGACCGCAAGCTGAAAGCTCTGGAGCTCAGGAAGAATCGGGCGTCTTATCGTGAGATCGGCCAAGCGCTGGGCGTCAGCAGTCAGGCCGCGTGGAAGTTGGTAAGCCAGGCGCTGGTCGAAACAATTCAGGATCCGGCGGACGCTGTCCGAAAAATCGAACTCGAATCTCTGGACAAACTTGAGAGCAGGCTCTGGCCGAACGCCACCGATCCGGCAATAGTCGACCGCATCTTGAAAATCAAAGAGACACGTGCCCGTTATCTGGGGCTCTATGCCCCGACACGCACCGAACAGAGCGGGCCAAATGGCCAGCCAATACGAATCGAACGGATATTTGACCATGAGAGCGTCATTGCCTCCATTGCGCCACGATCAGCACCAGATCTTGAGGAGCCAGGCGACGACTAAAGTTGTCTGCGCTGGCCGTCGGTTTGGTAAAACTTATATGGCTGGCATCTACTCGCTGGCCTGTGCCGACAATGGAGCGGCTGTGGCATGGGTGGTGCCGACGTACAAAAATTCCCGAGCTCCTTGGCGGTTTGCCGAATCGATGGTGGGTCCAGCCGGCAAGAGCGTTCGGATTTATCGGTCAGAGCGCGTGATCGAATTCCCGAGCCGGGGGCGGTTGTCTGTGTACAGTGCAGACAACGACGTTGCGTTGCGCGGCGAAGCGTTTGACGTTGTCATCGTGGACGAGGCGGCGCAAGTGCGAGAGGAAACCTACACGGACGTTCTGCTGCCGACAGTGGCCGATCGGGATGGGCGCATCCTGCTGATCAGCACCCCTCGGGGACGCAACTGGTTTTGGCGCGAGTACCAGCGTGGCGTGGCCGGCCAGCGCAACATCGCATCGTGGACCGCACCGTCGTCTGCCAACCCCATGCCCAGCATCCGCCGGGCAGCGGAGGCGGCTCGGGAGCGAGTATCGGAACGCACGTACAGGCAAGAATGGCTTGCCGAATTTGTCGAGGATGGCGGCGGTGTATTCAGCAACGTACGTGCTTGTGCTACGGCTCGTCCACAGGCGAATGCGCAGGCTGGCCGTCAGTACGTGTTCGGGGTCGACTGGGGCAAGTCGCATGACTTTACGGTCATCTGCGTGATGGATGTGACGGATGGCGCGCTGGTGCACATGGAACGGTTCAATCAGATCGATTACCAGGTTCAGCTCGGGCGGCTGACCGGGCTGTTCGAGAGGTTCGAGCCATTTTCGATCGTGGCAGAATCCAACAGCATCGGGGAGCCGCTCATCGAGCAGATGCAACGCCAGGGGCTGCCGGTCGTGCCATTCCAAACGCGCAACGCGAGCAAGACGCTTGTCATCGACGACTTGGCGCTGGCATTTGCTCGGCAATCCATCAGCATCATTGCAGACGATGTGCTGATCAACGAGCTGCAATCATACGAAATGGAGCGTCTGCCCTCTGGGCTGATGTCGTATGGCGCACCTGACGGATTGCACGACGATTGCGTAATGTCTCTGGCTTTGGCATGGCATGGGGTCAATCACGGCAGCAAATCGCTGCTCTTGTTTGGTGGGAGGTAAGATGGCTAGGCAGCGGCACATGATGGTGGATGGCAAATCCACATTTTTCCTGGACCAATATCCAGAACAGGCGTGGACGCAGCTGGCCCCCAGCTCAGCTCAGCTGGCCGATAGTCGTCAGGCGACAATGGCGGCTGGCAATTACTACCAAGCTGTCGCCTATCTGTACCGGTGCGTCAACATCCGAGCGACGGCCGCTACCCGTGTGCCCTGGGCGATCATGCAGGGAGACAACGAGGTCTGGCTGTCGACGGTACCATCTCCCCCTCCCGCATTGAGTTACCTGCAAAATTTCAAGCGGCTGGTCAGCCTGACCGAAGCGGCTTTGTGCTTGGCACCAGAGGCATTTTGGTTCATCGAGCGCAACCGGGCCAAGATCATCGCCCTGCGCTGGCATGCCCCCAACAGCGTTGTCCCCCAATTCAGCGAGCAGTCAGGATTGACAGGATTCAAGCGGATTCTGGACCGGGGCCGATCACAGACGTTCGAGCCGACCGATTACGTTTATTTTCCGCTCCCGAATCCGCTGCACGAGACCATCCCTGGGCGTCCACCTGCTCAGGCAGCGTTGTCGTCGGCTGGTGTGCTGTACAACATCGACCAGTTTGCCAGCAACTTTTTCGAGAGGGGCGGCATCAAGGCGACGCTTCTGACTGTCGATGGCAATCCTCTCCCCGCAGAAATGGAACGGTTGGAGAGCTGGTGGAAACGATTCTTTTCCGGCTCCAAATCCGCTTGGGAGACGGCGGCTGTCCGGGCCGGTGTCACCCCAGTTGTTGTCGGCGAGGGGATGGAAAATTTAGCCACGGCTGAATTATCCGAAGAGCGACGGCAAGATATCGCTACTGCGCTCGGTGTCCCCCACTCGATCGTGATGTCGAATGCCGCCAACTATGCTACGGCTCAGCAGGACGCACTGTCATTTTACGACAGGACGATCATCCCGTCGCTGACCTATCTAGCGGAAATCGTCAACGAATCTCTGCTGGCTCCAAGCGGATATCGGCTCGAACTGAGACCAGAAGAGATGTCGATTTATCAGGCGGACGAGGAGCGTCGCTCCAACAGCATGCTGAATTATGTGCAGGCCGGTATCAAGCCATCGATCGCTGCGGAAATTCTGGGCGTGTCGCTGCCGTACGGTATTGAGTACAAGGATCTGGACCCAACACCTGTTGCCCCAGCACCTGTCGCCCCGGCGCCGGCGCCCGAACAGGCTCCTGCTATCGACACGGCCAAATCCGCAGAGATTGCACGTTTTCGGCGCTGGGCGAAAAAGCGTCACAATCCAGACCCTGCACTATTTGCCAGCGATATCCTGACCCCGGTCGACAAGGCATCTCTTTTGGAGGCTGTCGATGGCACCGGTTTTTTTATTCCAGCCAGCACTGGGCAGACATCACGGAACAGTATCCGTGACAAAGCTCTCGTTCTGCAGGGTGATCCGGGCGAGCCGGAAGAGCCGGTGTTCCGGCCGATCGAAATAGCAGAGCCCCGCAAGCGCGACCGATTGGAGCGGGAGGTGACCAGTGACATTCAAGCGGCGCTGACCAAGCAGCAGCGTGCCATCTACGAGGCGGCTCGCAAGATGTCGGCGGAGGAATTTATCGGTGACGTGGACGCCGAGCTGGAAGCCGCAGTCAAAGAAATTCAAAAGGAGCAGGCGCTCTACGACCGATTGCGCCGAGCGCTGCTGGAGAGCGTCGACTTGGGTGTGTTCGTGGCGGTCGAACAGCTGGAATCAATCGGGCTGGGAATGGACTGGACGCTGGTCAACGAGGACGCTCGGGCGTGGGCGCAAAACCATATCGGGACATTGATCGGAGGCATTGATGAGACAACGTTGGCTCGAACTCGCACGGCGGTTGCGGCATGGGTACAGAATGGTGAACCACTCTATATGCTCATCGAAGATCTGGAGCCGGTTTTTGGTTCACAGCGCGCTCAACTGATTGCCTCTACAGAGGTCACGCGTGCCTATGCGGAGGCCAACCAGCGCGTCTACAAAGAGGCTGGCATCCGGTACATGGAATGGCGGGCCGCAGCGGATGAGCTGATGTGTCCGATATGTGGCGCTCTGAACGGTCAGATCGTTGGCATTGACGACAAATTCGACCAGGCACTTGACGAACAAATCCGCACACAATTTCGAAGCAACTTTCAACTGCCACCTGCACATCCCCGGTGTCGCTGCTGGATCGTGCCGGTCGTAGTGGATACGGAGGTTTAACATGGCGTCGATACGGATCGAGGGTGTGGACAAGCTCATGCGCAAATTCAACTCGCTCCAGCAAATTCATGACATCCTGCGGCCACCCATGCAGCGGAGCGTGATGATATTGCAGGCGGATCTGGCCAAGTATCCGGCACCAAGACCCAGCTCGCCTTATGTTAGGACTGGCACGCTCGGCAGGTCATGGACAACCAGAGTGCGCACGGAGAGCGACCGTCTCGTGGGCAGGGTCGGCACAAAAGTCATTTATGCGCCATTCGTGCAGTCTCGGGAATTCCAAGCGGACATCCACCGCGATCGTTGGCAGACGGATGTCCAAGTTTTGGAGCGCAACGCGACCCGAATCATAAGACAATTCGAATCGGCCATTGAACAAGCACTGGAGGCATAAATGCCTTGGCACATTGAATCCGACACAACAGATTGCGGCGGCTACGCTGTCATCAAAACAGATGATGGCTCGCTGGCCGGCTGCCATGACACCAGAACGGATGCGGAGGCGCAGGTCGCTGCACTGTATGCCAGCGAGGCGGACAAGGCAGACACGCCGCCGGATGTCAAGTATCCAAAACTTTGGATCCGGGCCAGGGAAGAGGCTCGAAGAAAATATCGCGTCTATCCGTCTGCCTATGCCAACGGCTGGCTGGTGCAGCGCTACGGGCAGCTGGTCCGGGAGCGGCATGGAGACGATGAGAGCGGATACACCAGCGGCAAATCGGTAGATGTTGAAACGCTCATCGAGCATATCGACGGCGATGCAGATGCAGAGGCCAGCTATAAAAATCTCACGGAATGGTTTGCCGAGCAGTGGGTCGACATCAGCCGCCCCAAAGAGGGTGGTGGCTACGAGCCGTGTGGCCGCCCGACCGACGGTATGTCCGAAGACGATTATCTGGAGGCGTACCCAAAATGCCTGCCCAAAAGCCGGGCAGAAAACCTGTCAGAAGCAGAGCGCCAGCGTCTCATCCGGCGCAAGCGACGCGCAGGATTACCAGAGGATGGCAAGCCGGTCATGACCAGCAGCGAGACAAAAGCGACGCGGCGCTACACGTACAATGGCGTGACAGTCCAGGCGTCGCCTAGGCGGCCATCGAGCCGAGACGACAAAAAGTACATGCGCACAGTGCTGCGCAACGGACGGGAGTATCTGGTCCACTACGGGGATCCAGAGCTGCCCATGCAGCGAGACATCCCCGAGCGCAGAGAAAACTTTCTGGCCCGGCACAGTTGCAGTGACAAGCGAGATCCGCTGGCCCCGGGATTTTGGGCGTGCTATGACTGGTACGATATCAACGAGGGCAAAAATACGGTCAAAGCGCTCGGCATGACCACCGACGAGCTGCGCATCGGCAATTACATGGTGCTGTGGGGCGGTCGGGATTTGGAGGGGCTGGCATCGCACCGGCGCAATCCCGACGGTTCGGTAGGCGAGTTCTTCACAGCCAAAACCATTTTCGAATCACCCTACACCCAAGCCGACATCTTAGCCGTTGACTGGGAGCATGGCTATGCCCCGTCTGGGGAGCCTGGCCCTGACGATGTGCTGGGCCGGGTCGACTGGAAGACAGCCATCGTCGACGAGAAAGGTTTGTTTGTCGAACGTGTGCTCAACCGGCGCAACAAGTACGTCCAGTTTCTGGAGGAGCTCATTCGGGCCGGGCTCATTGGTACCAGCACGGAGGCAATCCCCGACGGTGTGGTCAAAGCGGCCAACGGCGAGATCGTAGCATGGCCATTGCGCAGAGACACGCTCACGGTCCAGCCGATGGATCCGCGTATGATTGACGACAACGTTGTGGCGGCAGTCAAATCGCTCGGCATCGACAATCTGTTGATGGCATCCTGCTATGATTGTACAGAGGCGGCTCCAGAGGCGGATAAAAAATCTGCGGCAGCTGCGATGTTGGATGAGCTGGATAGGATGCAACAGGAGTTCTCAAAATGACGTGGATGGAATGTATCAATCTGGCCCGCAATGCCGTGATGGAAGGCGATCTGGATCTCGCCCAGAGCTACAAGCAACGGGCGCAGCTACTGCACGAACTGGACATGATGGCCTCGGGCGCAAACGTGGAGATCGAAATGGAAGACAAAAAAATGGGTTACGACGAAATGAAGGCACTGCGCGATGAGATCGATGCGCTCAAGGCTTTCCGAACGCAGATTGAAAGCGAACCTGCCACCAAATCGGCGGCACGACTGGTCGTTACTGCTGATGAGACTGACAAGATGGCTGATATGCCATTCAAGTCGCTCGGCGAACAGCTCTACGCTGTGGCCGAGGCAGCCATGCGTCCCCATCGTGCTGACCAGCGTCTGGCTGCTCAGGCCAAGCGAGCCAAAGCTCTCGGATTGTCAGAGGGTGTTCCGAGCGATGGAGGCTTTCTTGTCCAGCCGGACTTCGCGGCGGAGATCCTGCAGAGGATGAATGAGATGGGCAGCGTGATGAGCCGCACCCGTCGCATCCAGATCAGCGCCAACAGCAATTCGCTCGTGATGAATTCCATCGACGAGACCAGCCGGGCGACCGGCAGCCGCTGGGGTGGTATTCAGGGGTACTGGCTTGCCGAAGCGGGCACCAAACTGGCCACCAAGCCAAAGTTTCGCCAGATGACGCTCCAGCTCAAAAAGCTGGCCGGCGTTGCCTACGCAACTGACGAGCTGCTCGCCGACACCACGGCGCTCGGCAACATCATGCAGCAGGGATTTAGCGAGGAGCTCACGTTTTTAGTCGAGGACTCGATCGTCAATGGCAGCGGTGCAGGCCAGCCTCTCGGCATTTTGTCGAGCCAGGCGCTGGTCACTGTCGCCAAAGAAACGGGCCAGGCGGCGGCCACGCTGGTGACCGCCAACATTTTCAAAATGTGGTTGAGGATGTGGAACCGCTCGCGTGCCAACGCTGTTTGGTTTATCAATCAGGACATCGAGGCCCAGTTGCTGTCTCTCGATATGCCTGTCGGTACTGGTGGCATGCCGGTGTATCTGCCAGCTAACGGGATTAGTGGTGCGCCGTTTGGCACGCTGCTGGGCCGTCCGATTGTGCCGATTGAATACTGCTCCACGCTGGGCACTGTCGGTGACATCATTCTGGCCGACCTGTCCCAGTATGTCATGATCGAAAAGGGCGGGCTGCAGGCTGAGACCAGCATCCACGTCCAGTTTTTGACAGACGAGACCGCTTACCGATTTGTCTATCGTGTCGACGGCCAGCCCGCATGGCACGATACGCTGACCCCGCACAAGGGCACGGCGACCGTGTCCCCATTCGTCGCTTTGGCCACCCGGGCATAGGAGATACTCATGCACATCTCTCAGACTCACAAAATTGTCCAGCTCTATCAGGGTGCGGCTAACGCCGTGGCCTGTGATGTGGTGTCGCTCAAAAATTTCCACCGCGGCGCTATCGTTGTCACGCACACTGGCAGCGCTGACACTGATCTGGTGCTGACGGTCAAAGAGGCGACGGCGGTGGCCGGCGGTGGCCAGA